TGTGTTTGCGTCAGTAAAAAAAATACCGTTCAAAGCTCCGATAAGTGTTTCGCCAGCGGCTGCAACTCTTATAGTTCCTTGAGACGCTGCTCTCACAGGGTCTTGGAAATATATAGCTGCTGAACTAGCAGATACACTGTACTCAGATAAACCTTGATTAGCATCATTTTGACCAACTTTTCCGATCGGTCTTAGACCGAACGCTGCGTCTTTGTTTGCCATGTTATGTCCTCCTTATGAACATTTAGTTTATCTTAGTGGTTTGTGAATTCCTAATTAGGATTTCTTTGAGCCACCAAAAGTTACACGCGATTGCCTGTCGATGTCGATAGGCATGCTTGGGTGCTGTTCCTTCATAAGGTCGTTATCCATTGCTTCAACTTTTTCACTATGTTGTTTAGCATAGTAATCTTGTCTCTGCTGTGCGATCTCTTCAGGTACCCTAGCCAGCACTAGGCCGCCTACACCGATCACTCCCTTGTACTTGCCATCTTCCACAATTGGATAGTCAGAGTCAGGATATTCATCGGATCTAACTAATTCATAACCAGATCGTAATCTGCCTTGAATATTTTTAGAGTCGTTGAATCCTAACGATTCTGCTCTTAGCCATCTGTGTCTAAAACCTGTTGGCGCAGGGGGTGCATCTAATGATGACGGGGGAGTCCAAACTTTTTTCTTTTGAGAAACTTTTTCTCTTGTTTGACTCGCACGGGATGCTCTTTTATTTTCTTCGCTCATATGCTTACGCCTCCTTCGTGATGTTTAATTGTTTCGCATATTCTTCAAGTGGCACACCTAATTTCTTAGCGATTGCTACCTGTGATGGTGTGAGCCTCACAGTTTTGCGACCTGTTTTTGTACTTCGCTTCGCTGAAGCTACTGTCTGTACAGGAGCAGTTCGATTAATTTCTCCCTTATCTGCATTATTAGCAAATTTGTGGGGAAATTCAAGTCTTATTCTTTTATCTATTTCAGAATAATACTCGTCACTTGATGGATCGTAACCTTCTGCCTCAGTCAACGTTTTATGTAGATCAAACGCCGTATAAGTCATAGCTGTATCCTTACCAAACCATGGGTTTTTCTCACTCCATGCTTCAGCTTTAGGATCAGGTGTTCCTTTTGCAGCCGTCTGTCTAGGTAAATTGACTTCAGGTTTACTTTCCGTTTTGTTTTTTTCAAACTCCGCTTGGGCAACTTTTGTTTCCTCAAGCTTAGCTTTTTTATATCCAAATTCAGATATAGCCGCTAAAGCTTCTGATTCAGCTGCAAGATCATTTGCTTCTCTTGCTGCTGCCAGTTTAGCTTGTGCCGCACTAATACCTGAAGTTATACTCTCTTCAGTTACAGCTACAAAGTCAGGTTGTAATTTAGAAAGTTTTGCATCCGTACTGTTTTTTTCTTTCAACATACGTTGTGCATAAGAAACAGCTTCATCTTTTTGACGTTCTGCTTCTCTCCATTTCTTAGTTAACTTTGCAATTCTTTTCTGAACACTGTCAGAGTATTCTTTCAATTCTGTATTGTCTTCTTTCTGATCTAACTTAACTTCTCTTTCATTTTCATGAGTCTTATCTTCAGGGACTCTCTGATCTTCTACAACAGGTCTTACTGCTGGTTCTTCTTTGACAGTTTCCTTTTCTACAATTTCTGCTTCATCTGCTTTTTCAGCGATGTCAACATCCATTGCAGGACCTGAAGTATCTAGGTCAACTGTTTTTTTCACTTCTTCAGTGTCTGGCATAGTTTTCTCCTTCTATGTTAATATTGATGAAGTATATCTTCGGGTTTTTCGATGGTTGCTAATACCTCATCGTCGTTTAGCAATCTAACTTCCCCGCCATCGATTTGTATTCGGCTACCTGCGTATCTCGCAAAGATAACCCAATCTCCTGTTTTACACCAGGGTCCTTCAGGAAATTTTTCCTTATCATAACAATGTGGACCTTGTGCAAGAACAAGACCACAAGTTGAAGCAACTTGTTGTCTCTCTAAAGTTTCTTGTCCTAAATATAAACCACCTTTAGTTTTTTCAGGTAATTTAAACGGAAGGACTAACATCCTCCAGCCAGTAGGATTTGGTAATTTTTCTGATTCTTTTGTTTTTAAACGTTCGTATGCATCAACTTCTTTTTTATGTTGATCATCGTTTTGCTTTTCGTATTTGTCCAACAACGCAGACTTAGTCTTTGGTGTTGAGTTTGATGACTGTTCCTTTTTCATCGTTTTGCTCCTTCTTATTTAGCAGGTTAGAGATATCCTGAGATATTTTATAATAGGCATGTGCCTGTCCCATCATATATTTGTATTTTTCCATATTGTCAACACTTCCCGCAATCATAGCATCGCCGATTTGTTGATAAGATTCTTTTAGTTGTTTTTGTAATCTAGTGATTATTGTTAGTTCATCCATTTAACACTTCCATCTTCTTCGTGCCTGACGGATACGAGAATTTGGATCGTTACGTGTTTTTGCTGATGATCGTTTGAGTTGTCCCAGTGATCTTGCGCAGTATGATTTTCTGCGTTTAGCAGCTTTTGATCCAGGCTTCACTTTTCCTGTCACGGCTGTTTTTAATTTAGAGCCGGGATTTAATCTTCTGTAGGCTTTGACACCGGCTCGGGTCATACCTGCTCCAGATTTTGTAGATCTGAAGTTCTTTTTATTTCTCGAAGGCATAGTGCCTTTGTTATATAATTCTCTGTTCATCTGTCCTCTAGATATCATAACTCATCTTTGTCATATCCATTAATCCACCATACATTGCTTTTTTTCTTTTTGCAAAAGTTGCAACGTTAGTTGGTTTTCCTCCAGGATTACCCGCTGCTCTTTTTCGTTTGACAGCACTCGCCTTTTGCGACTTTGACATCCGTGTGGCTTTTGCAAGTGGGACGCATTTTGGATATGATCTCTTGCTTCCCTTCTTCCTTCCGCACGGCTGATATTTCCCGTCCTTCTTCGGAGCTCCGATATCTACCCATTTCTCTGATACCCATTTTCTTAATCCGTTAGACGCCATAACTCATTTTAGTCATGTCAATTAATCCACCAGCAGAAGCTTTTTTTCTCTTATTCTTTTTTCCACCAGGGGTTACTTTACCTGAACAAACTGCAGAAGCATACATATTAGCATACGCGCTTGGGTACACTTTAAATTTTCGCTTCGCTGCGGCTTTACCTTTTGGACATAGCTTTGCCATTATATTAACCCCTTATAATATTTTTTATAAGATTTGTTTCCAACTTCAACACCCCCAAGGCTTCCAGAAATATAACTTCCATTATAATTCTTCTGTGCCTGTCTGATCATAGAGTTTCCGTCGCTTCCTTTGGAAAAATGTTTTCTTCCAATTAAAGCATCTTTAATAGCAGAAGTTTTTTGAGAAGTTTTCTTTTTCTTCTTCCCCTGCATTTGCTCTATAAGTTTTTTAATGTTGCGTTTGGACATTATCTATTGATCTTACCTTTTTTCTTCATAGCAGATCCGAACTT